CCTCAAGTTTCTGTAGCTACTTAGTAAAAAGCTACATCGTTGAATAAATTCAATTCACATCACAGGCTCTCTTGCGCTCTATTCAAAATTGTTATATAGTTTTATTACTATACATAATAATAATAATTAAATGTAGACGCGTATAGTCGACAACCCTAGGGACTACATTTAAAATATCTAGGAGGATATTAATATGGCAAACACAACATTTACAGGACCGGTTCGATCAGAAAACGGTTTTGAAGTAATTGATAAAAGTACAGTAACAGGTGCAGTTACATCTACAATGAGCATAAAAGAGTTCACTGCAACTATTACAGTTGGAAATGGTGAAACTACTGGAAAAGAATCATCTATCCAAATACCTACAAACTTTATTCCATTAGGAATAGGTGTCGTAGTAACTGTTGCTTCTGCAAACGCTGTTAACTTAGTTGACATCGGAACAGACGCTGACACAGACGGTTATGTTGATGGAGCTTCTTTAGCAGTCAACTCAACTGGTTGGAAAGGTTTCTTAGGATGCAATGGTGTCTTAGGTATGTCTGGATTTTCACCAGGAATTGCAGGTTTAGCTGGTGATGAAGTTGAACTTGTTTTATCTGGAGACCCAGGACATGGAGCAGGTGGAGCGCCAGCTGTTACAACAATTGTTTTGAAGATTTTTGGAATTGATTCCACTTCTGACACAGCATAATAAATAATTAACTCGAGGTGCCTGGTAATGCAGGCACCTTTTAAAAGGAGAAAAACATGGCAGCAGACACAGTATTAAATACAACTGTATTCGACGGAGCAAAAAAATTAATCACTCACTACAATGTGGTTTCGGGTGACGGAGAGGGAGGCACAACTGCAATAGTTGATGTTTCAGGATTAGCAACAAACAATGGTAAAACTTGCAAAACAGTAAGATTAAATAAAGTTAGTTTTAATGTTTCTGTAACAGCACCTGCTGATGCAATTAGAATGGTTTGGGGTGGATCAAATGTTGTTTTTCAAACATTAAGTGGAGAAATGGAATATGATTATTCTTCATTTGGTGGATTAAAAAATAATAAAGCTAGTAGTTATACAGGTGATGTAAATCTTACTTTACCAGCTTGCTCTGCAGGAGATACAGGCACAGTTGTTTGTGAGTGGATTAAAGTTTACGAAGTATAGGAGGCTAAATGGCTAATACCACTTCGGGAACAGCAACGTTCGACAAAACTTTTGCTATTGATGAAATAGTAGAAGATGCATTCGAACGTCTTGGATTACAAAATGTTGCAGGTTATCAACTTAAATCTGCAAGAAGATCTCTTAATATTCTATTTCAAGAATGGGGTAATAGAGGTATTCACTATTGGGAAATAGCAGATCTTAATATTGATCTTATTGAAGGACAATCGGATTATGATTTTTTTAGATCAAGCGACGATGGAACAAGTGCTGTTTCTACACCAGCAAGTGTTTATGGGATATCCGATGTTCTTGAAGCACAATTAAGATCTAATAGAACTCAAACATCACAATCAGATTCACCAATGACAAAAGTAGATAGATCTACTTATGCAGGTTTTTCTAACAAATTATCTAAAGGAACTCCTAATCAATATTGGGTAGAAAGATTTATCGATAAAGTTAGAATACATGTTTATCCAACACCAGATTCTACAAATGCATCTAAAGACATGCACATCTATTATATAAAAAGAATTCAAGATGTAGGTGATTATACAAATGCAACTGATGTTCCATTTAGATTTGTACCATGTATGGTATCAGGATTAGCATATTACCTATCACAAAAGTATCAACCACAACTCATGCAAGCTATGAAATTAGCTTATGAAGATGAATTAGCAAGAGCATTAGCGGAGGATGGGTCAGCTTCTAGTACATATATTACACCTAAAGCTTATTACCCAGGAACATAATGAGTAAAACATACGATACATCTATAGGTTTTTATAAAAATAGAAGACAAGAATTAAATCATTTGTCTACAAGAAAGTTAATACAATTATTAGAAGAAGTACCTGAATTAACTGTTATACAAGAAATATTAGATGGAAGAGACGATTATTTTAAAGGTGGTTTTGTAGATCGTCCTTTAGGAGCTGGAGGTAAAATTAATGGCAAAGTACGCAACAGGTAAATACGCAAAAGCAATATCAGATAGATCTGGTATGGAGTTTCCACACAGAGAAATGGTTAGAGAATGGAATGGCTCTTTTGTACATGTGTCAGAGTTTGAACCAAAGCAACCACAATTAGAACCAAAACCGATGAATGGTGATGCAATATCTTTACGTAATGTTAGACCAAGCAGAACAGAAACAGCAGTTCCTAATCTTTTACCTTCAAACGCTTTTACTATTACTAATGGATCAGCAACAGTTTCAGTAAATGAACCAGATCATGGTAGATCAACTAGTGATACTATTAGATTTAGAGATGCCTCTAATGTTGCAAATTTACCTGCCACAACAATAAATGCATCAGGGGGGTATACAATTACTAAAGTTGATGATAATAATTATACTTTCAGCTCTGGAGTTACGGCTTCAGTAACATTAGAAGGAGGAGGTGACATAGCTTCAGCAGGGCCAGTCACAGTAAGCGCATGATAAAACATATTATAAATTTAATTAAAGGTTTATTTACACCTAAAAAAGAAATTGATCCACACGAAGAATTATATTTACATACACCAGAACCAGAAATTCCTGTGTATGTTGAAAAAAAATTAGAACATTGTGGTAGTCATTTAAGATATAGAAAAAGCTGTCCAGATTGTATAGCTATTGTAGGAGTTAAATAATGGCAGGATTAAGTGCATCAGGATTAAAAACACAAATTCAAAGTTATACTGAAACAGACTCTAATGTTTTAACAGATGCTGTTTTAGAAAATATTATTTTAAATGCACAATATAGAATATTTAGAGATGTTCCTATTGATGCAGAAAGAAGACAACAAACAGGTAACTTAGTTGCTGGTCAAGAATCTATTAACGCACCAGCAGGATCTTTATTTATTAGAGGTATACAAGTGTACGATTCAAGTGCTGTTATTACTGGAGCTAATGTTTGGTTAGAGAAAAAAGATTATACATACTTACAGGAATATCAAGATGTAACAGGAACATCTGCAGCTCAAGGTAGACCTAAATATTATGCAATGTATGGTGGAGGTACAGGAGAATCAGACACAACATCAGGACGTATAGCTTTTTCACCAGTGCCAAATACTACTTATAAATTTAGAGTTCACTACAATAAAATGCCTGATCTTTTAGAAAATAACGATACTAATTACATTAGTATGAACTTTCCAAACGGTCTATTATATTGCTGTTTATCAGAAGCATATGGCTTTTTAAAAGGTCCCATAGATATGTTGACTTTATACGAAAATAAATATAAACAAGAAGTACAAAAATTTGCTAACGAGCAAGTTGGTAGAAGACGAAGAGATGACTACACAGATGGCGCTGTTCGTATACCAATAAACTCAGCAAACCCGTAGGAGATTAAATTATGGCAATAACATCGGCAATATGTTCAAGTTTTAAACAAGAACTTTTACAAGGTAAACACAGTTTTGAATCTTCAGGTGGTCACACTTTTAAAATTGCACTATTTGATAGTGGTGCAACTTTAGGTGCTTCTACAACAGACTATTCAACATCAGAAGAAATTACAAATACATCAGGAACTGCATACACTGCAGGTGGAGCAACTTTAACTAATAGTGGAGTTGGTTTAACAAGTACAACTGCTTTTACAGATTTTACTGACGTAACGTATAACTCAGCTTCTTTCACTGCAAACGGTGCAATGATTTATAATACAACAACAAACGGTGGTTCAAGTACAACTGATGCTGTTGCTATTATTGCTTTTGGTGGTGACAAGACAGCAAGTAACGGAACTTTTAAAATTGAGTTTCCTGCAAACGACGCGACAGCAGCAATCATTAGATTAGCATAGGAGGCCGACCATGTCGGTATCTTCAGGATGGGGCCGGTTAACCTGGGACCAATCACAGTGGGGCGGTTCAACTATTATAGGTGCAGGTTGGGGTGCTCAAACATGGAACCACGGTTCGTGGAACGATCTTAATGATGTAACAGTTAGTGTTACAGGTTTTCAAATAGAAACAGATTTAGGTATAGAAGGTTGGGGCAACAATGAATATGGCCGTGGTGCATGGGGCGAGTTTGCTGTTAACATAGGTTTAGGTGCAGATGTATCTATATCTGGAGTTTCTTTTTCTGCATCTGTTGGTTCTGCATCTGGAATAGGATCTGCAGTTGTAGAACAAACTGGAGTTTCTTCATCTTTCAATGTTGGATCTTTAGCTGTTGAAGCTGATGCTAATGTTTCAATGTCAGGTGTTTCTGCATCTTTTGCATTAGGTGTTCCTGTTGTTGCTGACATGACAGTCGGTATGACTGGCTTAGATGCAACTTTAAGTCAAGGCACAGTAACAATACCAAATGCAACAGCAATTCTTTCTGGTTTATCAGCAACAGTAAGTCAAGGAACTGCAATAGCTTTCTCTAGTAACCAAGTTGATGTTACAGGATTTTCAATGTCAACATCTATTGGAACAGCAATCGCACCAAACAACGCAGCAATATTATCTGGATTAGAAGCAGAATTTACTCAAGGTTCTATTGTAGGATTAGGTGGTGCTGTAGTTAACCCAACAGGTCAAACAGTTACATCTAGTGTTGGAGCCATTGACCCTAATGATATGACATTAGGTTTAACTGGAGTGTCAGCTTCATTAAGTATTGGCACTATAACTGTACCAGATATTGTTGTAGGATTTGATGGTTTATCAGCTTCATTTAATATTGGAGCCGTTGATATTTTTGCTTATGGCGATGTTGACACTGGTTCTAATACGTCATATAGTAATGTTTCAACGGGTTCGAATTCTTCATATTCGGATGTTGCAACTGGATCAAATACAAGTTATAACGATGTAGCAGCTTAGGAGAATTTTTTATGGCATCAACATACACCCCTCTGGGTATAGAAAAACAAGCAACTGGTGAAAACGCAGGAACTTGGGGTACAAAAACAAATACAAATTTAGAAATAGTAGAACAGATATCTGGTGGTTATACAACTCAAGCAGTAACTGATGGATCTGATACAACTCTTTCAGTAACAGACGGTGGAACGGGTGCAACTCTTGCACATAGAGTTTTAGAATTTACAGGATCACTTACAGCATCAAGAAACGTTACAATACCTTTAGATGTTCAAAACTTTTACTTTTTAAAAAATTCAACTTCTGGATCTCAAAACGTTGTATTTAAATATGCAACAGGTACAGGAACTTCAGCTACTATTGCTAACGGTAAAACTGTAATTGCTTATGCAAAAGCAGATGATGGAACTAATCCTAACATATCTACAATCTCATTAGCTAGTGATGTAGTCGATGATACTTCACCACAATTAGGTGGTAATTTAGATACTAACTCTTTCATGATAGACTTCGATGATGCTCACGGTATCAGAGAT